TCACACCAGACTGACCTGCAGTCACATTGCTTGGATCGCCAAGTGTTCTGTTGCCACCAAGCGTGACGCTGAAGTTATTGCCAAGACTCATGTCAACAGCAATCGTTGCCCCATCGGTCAATGCAACAGGCGTTCCACGCTGTGCCTTCGTAAAGCTCTGAGTAACGGCAAGGCCAGCAAGCGTTGTAGTCGAAGCAGGAATCGTGACCGTAACGTCAGCACCTGGATCGGCAACACTCAACGTCAGCTCATGCGCGTCAGGCGTTGCACCCTCAAAGACCAAGCTGCCATTGAACGTAGCGTTACCAACAAAGGTTGATGTGCTGTCGAACGTTGCAACACCCGTAACATCTAACGTTCCAGGGACATCAACGTTGCTTGTAAATTCAACGTCTGTGCCGTTAGTCGCTGTTTGCAGCAGTTGACGCGCACTGCCGTTTGCAAGCTTGTTAACTGCAATCTCAGCTGTAGCACTAACGTCAGCGTTGACGATCGTGGCATCAGCGATCATTGCGCTGGTAACTGTTCCCGTATCGCCTGTCGTTACAACATTTCCGCTGACATTCGGAAAAGCGATTGTGCGATCAGCCGTAGCGTTGACAACCGTGATCGTGGTCTCGTACTGATCATCAGCAGAACCTTCAAACGCCAATACAGCGTTCTGACCCAGCAGCACCGTGCCAGTAAATGTTGGGCTAGCAGCGCCTAACTTCTCGGTATCAAGTTCCTGCAGTGCAGCCTGCACGTTTGTGCTGCTGATACCTCCAGTTGCAACAACCGAAATATTGGCTGCGGTCTGGCCAGCGATAGCGTTTGAGACATCAATCAGCTGGAACGTTGATCCACTGCCAAGTGAAATCAACATGTCTGGTGGTGCCAAACTCACAGCAGGGGCAGTACCTGAGCCCGTTCCAGAGTCACTGACAACCACGTAATAGTTGAGGTTGCCTGTTGCAGGTGTCGGCAACGCACCACCAGCCGAAAAACCAGCAGCAGAGCCAGCAGTTGTGACTGAACCAACTAAATTTGTATTGGCGTTATACGTTCCAGCGTTAACAAGGTTGCCGCTAATGACCGTGATCGGCAGGAAGGATTCTCCAGTAAAGACGTAAAGATCTTCGTTTTTCTCATCAAAGAAAAACTGACCTTTGTAGTCACCAGCTGGGAAGGTAACGACGTTATCGGTTGCGCCAGCACCACCAAACTTGGTAACAGATTGATCAGCAAGTTTCGCTGCAGTAACAGCATCGGTTGCAATTAATGCACTGCCGATTGTTCCGCTGGTCAGCTTTGCTGCTGATAAATCTGGAATATCGCTAGCTGCCAAAGTAGCGCCAGTGCCGACGTGGCCTTGAGCGTCAACCGTAACCTTGGTGTAAGTACCAGCAGCAACAGTATTGCTGTGATTTAGGTTGCCGCTGCCATCAACAGCAAGTCCCGTTCCAGGGATAACACCGCCCTTGGCACTGCTCGTAGCAGCTGGAATGTCTGCTGATGTAATCGCACGACCGCCAGTGATTAAACCTTTGGCGCTATACGTCACCACATGATGTGTGGAGCTAGCCGTTACATCGTTATCAACTTCAATCGTGTTGGAGTCCATGCGGAGTCCTTCACCATTGACAATCACACCGCCTTTGGCGCTTGTCGTCGCAACAGGAATATCACTGCCGTCAATAACTCTGTAGGCAACCGTGCCACCAGCACTGGTTGGGCCTGCTAAAAACTTGTTCGCTGCATCAGTGTCATTCTGAGTTGCAGCAATTGCAACGCTTGAACCCGTGGTTGTGACAACAATGTCAACCAGACCAACCGTGCTGCCAGTGACAGCATTAACAGAACCAGCAGCCTTAAGACTGATCCACGCAGATCCGTTCCAGCAATACAGATTGCTGTCGTCTGTATCTAGTGCAAGCTGACCTGTAAACGCTCCAGATCCGGGCAGCGTTGTAACTAGGTCAACAGTGGATTCGTTGGCAAGCTTTGCCGCTGTAATCCCATCATCAGCAACCTTGGCTGTAGTTATCGCAGCATCAGCAATGTCTGCTGTGGCAATACCACCAGCAGCAAACAAAATCTTGGCACCTGGGATTGTGTCGTTTGCAATCAGCGTGACGCCATTTGCAACCAGATCACCGACCGTTAGCTTCTTGGTTTCGCTTGCGCTGCTATCAACAACAGCGACCAAGTCAGCAGTGGCCAGGTTATTCCCGGCCAGAGCTGCTAGTTCACTGATTTTTAAATCAGCCATTGGTGGTCAGCTCCCTGCTTAAAGGTCGGTCTCTAGTTGCAGTTTAGCTGCACCGTCTTGATCCAAGCGTATTTCACCAGAGTCCTCTTGCAAGAGGTCATCAGGCACAAACGTATCCATCTTCAGCTCTACCGCTCCAGTCGTGATGAAGTCTGCTGTGATTTGCACCGTATTGTCTGGCGTGAACTGCACAGCACATGCTGTGATGACTGCATCAAAGTCATAAAAAACTTCGTCGCCGTCTCTTGCTGAAACGCCACCAGGGTTGTAGCCGCTTGCTTTGATATAGAACTTTGCATGAAACTGACTGCCAACCTTGGTACGCAGTGAAAGCTCAACCAAGTAATTAGGCAGCTCGTTTGCCGTGTCACCCGTGTATTCCCAGAAGCACGACATCCGACCAGAGCCAGACATTAACGTGCTAATGCGACTTCTAAACTCATCAGACAGCGTTGTTGTGTCAACAGTTTCGCGCTCAGTATTAAGCTCAAAACTATTAACTTGTGCCAGCAAACGCGCAATGCTGTTTTCAACAGTGACTGCAATTGGGATGTTGTTACCAGGAACTGCAAGGGCTACTGCGTTCGTTGACCCACCGTTTACAGCATGAGCAAAAGTGTTATAAAGCCTGATGCCGCCAAGGTCGTCAACGTAAATAAACTTTTTTACGCTTGAATCTGTGTAGCTGTCGATAAAATCAAGAGCACTACTGTCAGTGCTTTTAATTTCAATTTGATCACCAGTAATCAACTGCCCGTGCTCAAAGTCAAAACTAAAACGTTTTGCCGTAGCGTTGACATCACCAGTATTAATTGTCGAACTAAGTTCGCTGCCGTCAAACTGGCGTTGCAGTTCAACCTTGCCAAACGTACCAAGATAAACACTCATGAGATCGTGGCGGCTAGCAGTTCTCCCGTTCCAATAAACGAGATCTCAGCACGCACAAGATCAGCAGTAGCAGCACCCATCGTGGCGCTTGAAACGTAAGCGTTGATCTTGATGTCGTTAATGTCCGCACCATCCACCCAACGGAATGTCAGATCAACGGTGTCGCTGCTGGTAACACCAGCCGAACCAGTCTTAACCAATGCGCTTAACAGGCTTGTGGTGTTGATTGTGCCGCTGTCTTCTTTGTAATAAAGCAAGCTGCAGCTGCCCGTATAGCCGACAACACCTGGAACGTAACTGCGAATATTCTCACTAAGCGTTGTGGTCTCTAACGTCTCAAGGTTCGCTTGCACCGAAAAACTCGACACTTTGGCAACGGTCGTACCAGCGACTTGTAAGACGCCATCTCTGCCGGTATAGACCTTTGCCATCAGATCACGCCAATGAGATTCACTGTAACAGTGCTAACCCCAGGCCGCACCTGCGTTAATTGTGGTGCGCTTTCGTACCTGTACTTTGCTGGTGTCCCTGATTCAGAAGAAACAGTACCTGCGGGAGTGTTGATCTGACCGCCCATGCCACTGTGATTGACGCAGTAGTAATACAAAGTTGGGGCGTCTTTAGCGACCTTGATTCGTGTGTACGCTCCAGCACTGCCAGCAGTGCCAAAGGTTGTTACGCCTGTTGTGTAAAGAGCACCACTGCCATGAGTGCCATCGCTTGTTGTACTAAGACGCAATGGGTGGCCAGAGTTTGACGAGTCAGATTGGCTAAACAAATAAACAGTGCCTTCAGTCAGCGTCAACGTCTGGTTATCTGTCGAAGACCCGTCAATCCGATACTTGTTAGCGCCCCCAGAAGCCGCAACTGTCACAACAAATGTCACAGTAGGAACTGTTGTTGGCTCTGAGCGCAGGGCATCAGTGTTCCCGCTCCAACCCGACAAAGACCCGTCAGGCAAATCAAAAGTACTGAAGGTGCCTTTTGTTTCGTCAAAATGGTCAAGAAACAACTCTGCTGACGCATCGCCAATATTGGCGTAAGACAGTTGCAGCTTTACGTTGGTGCGATCACTGCCGTACAGGATTCGTGTTTCAGCGCCGTTTTGCGACTTAAACGTTCTGATCGGGTAGTCCCCTGCATCAAAAGAACGGCTGGTTGGAACAAGCGAAGGAAAAGCCATTAGATAATCTCAACCTCGTCAGCATTCAGCATGGCAGCGACCAATAGGCTCCTGCGGTCATCATCGCAGGGATGCTCTGAAGCAACAATATCTACTGTGCCTTCTTGCGAAAACGTCAACTGCTCGATTACATACACGTTCTGAGAAACGGTGGTAGTTCTTACGGTGAACACCGCACCATGAAACTCAGTTGCTGCGACCGTGCCTCCAGTGATCTGCATTTCACCCGTCTGCACATCATCATTACCGCCTTTGTAGTAATCGACTGGGTACATACCGTCTGCAAGCTCAGTCACGCTTGTCACCACACCCGTCGAACTAACCGTTCCACTGTTTGCACTGCTGTATGGGCTTGATTCAGTAATGACTCGGATGTAGGAACCAGCTTGGATTGCTAAGCCGTCAACTGTTGTTGAAAAGCTAATCGTATGTGTGATCAAGCGCCGCAATGCCAAGAAATACTTGCCGACTTGTACGGCATGATCTTTTGACGTACAGAACTGCGTCAAGTCAAATTGTTCATGAGGCAAAAGCTCCAGTCCTTTGTCGAGATACTCGTCATTCTTTTTGTTTCGTACTATCACTGTCCGCTCTTGCGGTAACTTGTTTTTTCTTTCTTCTCGATAACGAACAACAGCCTTAAACGGTCTGCGTTCTTCGGCACTGAGGTATTCAATCTCCAACGTGTTTTCAAGAATGTTACCTGCAGTAAATAGCTGTTCGATTGTTACTGGTCCATCGTTAAAGTTGCCGTTTTCGTATGTTGGCAGCGCAGGTTTTAACGAAAACTTTCCGTCAGCAATAACAAAATTGCACAGGAAAAACGGTGCAACACTTGCAATAAACTGACGCAAGTTAGTTCGTTCGACAATTGGCCCGTTAAAGAACAACTTCTGTGTTTCTAGAAAACGGGACGTAGTGATCAGATCATCTTTATTAATCAAAACTGGTGTGTCGGATGTCATGCCAAGCAACGCTCCAGCACCCCCCATTTGGTTCGTCATCATGTAATAGATCAGATCAGTAAACAGATTGCTAGGGCCTTTATCACTGGAATCGCCGTAAGCAGCTGTCTTGTCCGGATGCAACCGTTCCACTCGCAACCCTTTCCCTAGCCACACTCGTAGCTGGTCAAGGCGAGTAAAGTTGCGAGTTGCCTTAAGTGAAATACCTGCAAGTACAAGATCATTCATTGATGGCAGCGTCTCGTTCTCTTGCACTTCGTTGACATACACGACCTCGTGCTCAGGCTGGCCAGAGTTTGATTTATCGACAAAATTTCGATAAAAGCTTATATCGCTATATTGAGTTTGGGCCGCAAAAATTTGATCTGACTTGAACTCAGCAGTGTTGATAGTTTCAATTACATTGCCTACCTTGTATAGAAATCCTACTTTGGAGTACGCATCTGTTCGATAAGGATTATTAGAGCTAACCGTTTCAAGGTGCTCAAACGTATCTCCTACTTCCCAGTTCTGTGTTGTTACTGTATTTTGTTTGACAAGAACCTCTGGAGCACTCCAAACTACCCCCTTACCTCGAATATCTTGATCGTAACTGCGAACTGTAGAAGTTAATCTAACGTCTAGCACTTTATTGCCATCCGTAAAAGTTCTTCCTGCTTGCTTGGTGCTCCCTACAGAAAGACCTGGTGCGGTTGCATCACCAAAAACCTCGTATAAGTAACCCTGCCTTCGGCCAGAAACAGCTTCGACATTTTCAGTCTGAGTAACTGTAAGTACAAAACCTGACCATCTAATTGTTTGATAACCGCTTGGCGCGTCAGGATTGTTTCTGAAAGGGTTGCTGGGTGGATAGGCGTCATGACTGCCCGACAGATCCTCTGTAGATTGGCTGCCGCGCCTTACTTTTACACCTTCTCCTTGTCTAAAGTTGCCAGAGCTTCCAATAACGTCTATAGAAACCTCCCTCCAGTTATACTTTGCGCCATTGTGTTTTCTAGCAAAATGATTGGTCGGTAGTTCGTATCGCTCATAAGTCCATCGAAGAGTAATCCATCTAAGTGGGTTGTTCTCTACAAATTCTTTGCTGACAACAGTAATGCGCGAAGGAAAATTAAAATTACTAGCATCTCCAATCAAAGCATGAGTAAAAGCTCCGCTTCGGCCTCCGTGGTTTTGATCAGCTCCTTGATTGCTAATGTTTGCATTGATCCGTTGGACGGCTTTTGCATCCGTACCAGCGACAGGAGCTGGCCTGTTGCCTTCTCGCTGAACGCTGTCTGGATAGCTAGTTACGCTTGAGCTTGCAGTAACCTCCGGTGCTCGCAAAAACTCTTTGTTTACTTCAATATTTCCTTTTGCAATATCTTTGCCGCTAAAACCTACAGTTAGTGAACCAATCCCACTTACTGACACAGTGCGAAACTCCATGCCTGCTGATTGCTGAGACACTGAATGAGACAAGTCAATGAATATTTCATTGTCTGAAATGCTGCGTAGTTCTGCTCCAGGGAATTGTGCAAATTTAAATTCAAGTTCTTTCGCTTCTTGGCCTGGGGGTAGTGCAAAACGAATAAAGTTATATTGGGCGACCGGTCGGCTTCCTCGAATTACAAAAAACAATGGAATAAGAGCAAAAGAAGAATTGCTATCTCCAGCATCACGTACGAATATACGAAAAACAGTTGACCGCATAATGTTTGCGGTAATTGTTCCGTTCGAGACATTAACGTTTTCGTCGTCTAAATTGTTTAGCTCGTCGGGAGTTGGCAGGCTATTAAAAGCACAGAGGCCGTTTAATTTTTGAAATACCGTGCTTTTTAAGCCGATTTCTGTGACCACTGCAGGTCTGTTGTTTCTAACGGTTGCAGTTGCAACTTTTGTAATTGGAAAGAAAGCTTCGCCAACAGAAGCTTCTGGCCCATCTGGAAAACTATCACCAATGAAACCTTGCGTTGGCTCTACAACCTTGTCCTGGTTTACAATTCCAATTCGCTTGAGATGCGACTCTTCCGTGCTAACGCACTTAAGGTCAATCCTTTGGTGTTCGTTTGAGTCAGGCTCAAAACGGTCTTGCCTTCTGTGGATAACTTTCCAAATTGTTCCAGCAATTGCAAACTGTTCGCCAACCTGCATTGCATCATCAGCCGCAAGCTGCAAAGCTTGAACAGTGCTATTTAGATCAGATACGCTTTCCCTGGCTTCTTTGGCTGCGTAAATATCTTCGTCAATTTTAGTGGCACTAATTATGAAAACAATTTCATCTTTTTCCCTTACATTTACAACTTTTTGAAGTTCATCCGAGCCTGTTACTTCTGAGCTTGTTATTGTTTCACCTCCACTATATCGATTAAGTCGGATAATTCCCATTCGTGGACTGTAATTTCTGCCAGCCCCTGCCTGACCTTTTTTCCGAACTTTTTGCAGAAGCTCTTTGCCATCTAAGTTGTCAGAATTATCGAAACTAAGTCCAGCAAATTTAATGCGTGTTCTTGTAATTCCACGTTTTGTTACCCCGCTGTGACCCTCGTCAGTGATGGAAACAATACGATAATTTGGGCGATACGAATTACCGTTTGCAATTGGCTCAAATACACCAAATTGAGTGCTGTTTGCTGGTGTATAAGCGTGGCAAAATTGACCTACTGCGCCAATCTCGTTGTTAGTCGGGGCGTAGAAAACTTCGCCATTAATGGCGTTGTCTGGGTCGCCCGAAGACGCTTCGTCTCTTGTGCCATAGGAAAGATTGGTGTCGCGAACTCTTTGGTTGCCTGGATCGCCGGAATGCTTCTTCCAATAAAATGCAAAAGCATCCTCAAAAATAGGGTCGAGGGCGTTATTGCCAAGGAAAATACCCTCAAGTTCAGGTGGCTCAATACCGTTTAGCCCATCAACGCCTTGTTCGCCAACGACATACAACAGCTTGGCTCGCTGCAACGTTCCATGGCTAAACATCCGAGACCAGATCAGCTTTGGTGTCGCAAGCATTCCACCGCCATGGCCTTCACGGTATAAACCAAACAACAAAGGAATTGGTGAAGCGTATTCACCAAGCTCTGCCAAAGTTTCAAAGCCACGAGACGGTGTAAACCGACTTGCTCCGGTTTCTCCGCCAAGCTCTTTACGGCCAAAAGCTGCTGGCTCTTTTGGTTTTGGCGTCAGCAGGTATGCAACGCCGGTCAGAACCAAGCTGATTGCAAGGCTGACAAGGATTGCTGTTGTCGTTGCAGGCTCACAAACAATATCTGGAATGTGCTCATACTCTGCAGGTCTTAATCGACCGCGCTGCCTAACTTCAGCCGCAAAAAGTTGATACTCTTCTTCAGTAATTCCAATCGTCTTTATTAGTTCTCTTTCGTACGGAAGCAGTGGTACGTCGTAAATTGACGGGCCAAAGACCATTGCACTTTTTCCATTCTGCGATTGACGTACAAGATTCCCGTCTGCCATGTGACTGCGAATGCCCAGGATTGCTGCGGTAACAGCAGAATATCCCCATCATACGCAGGCTTTTCCACCCGCAAACCCCATTGCAAAAGATCCCTGCATACTTCCCATTTGCTGGCTTCATACCAAGACTGTTTAAACGGTGGCGCTTTGACTCCGACTCGTTCCCAAACCTCGTAACACAAGTGGATGCAATCAATATGACCATCGCTGCCATCAGCGCCTAGTCGATACGGCATCCCAATTAGATCACTGCAATCGGACATTGTTGCTGATAGGTAAATTGCCAACCAACCTCTGCGTCAGCGAACGCCTTGGTACGTCCGTTCCAACAGCATCCAGCACTGAGCTGAGTTTTAGGTTTAGCGATACGTTGTCCCACTGCCCGCCAACAGCTTGGCCCGTAAACGAATGCAACTTTTGATGGGTGCCTGCTGGGTTGTCGGCATCCAGAATCAATACATCAACCTCCACAACCCAGTTCTGGTCAATGGCTTGATCAGCAAAGCCGCGAGACAAACCATTATTTGGAAACACAAGGGTTGCTTCCAAACCGTCACCCGTGCGATTGACGGTTACGCCTGAAAAACCAAACGGAACAAAACGGTATTGGTTGCCATCGTGCGTGGCTTCTTGGTTGATGTAGAAGTTTTGAAAGAAGTAAAGCGTTTCTAAGCTGCCGGTTGATGGGCTGCGACGCTTAATTCGAGTGGCATGACCAAATGCGTACTGGCTCACATTCCTAACCTCCGGCGAGTGCTACCACTCATCTGTAATCGTTTTAGCGTGTTCTGTTCACCGCGTTGTGCTCCTTGTGCCGCTGCACTTTGCATTCCACTTTGGAACTGATCAGCGGTTACATAATCAACGCTGTTGATACGTTCCACGGTGTAGCGAACATCGATTGGTGCGGCAACTGCAACGCCACCTTCGCCTGATGCAGACCCACCACGATTATCAGGGATTACACCACCACCACGCGAGCCGCGTGAATAACGCGACATGCTTTCACGCATTTTGGACTGAGGAATGATGTACTCAGGTTCGCCACCCTCACCAACAAGGCCAAGGGTTGGCTTGCTAACTACGCCACCTTGGTCAAACGCTTTAAAACCGCCGGGGACATAGTCACCTTCAGCCATATACGACTGAACAAGATCAACATTTAAGTTGTTCTCGCCACCACCACCGCCGCCCATTCCAGCGAATGCCTTTGCAATTCCAATTGCGATATAAGTTGCAATCATTTGTGTCGCTTGTTGCGCCAAAACGTCCGCAACACTTTTAAGCATGTTGGCAAACACTTGCTTGACTGACTCCGCTCCAGTAACCAACCCCTGCATTCCGCTTACCAGCGAATTACCAATAGCATTTCCAATACCTTGAGACACCTGAACAGCGTGCTGCTCAAGATCGTTCAAACTTTTAACTGAGTTGGTAATAAATGACTGCAGAGGCCCTTGGTTTTGAGCTTCAAACAATTTTTTCGTTTTATCCATCAGCTCCTTTAGCTGATCTTCTTGGTCTTCCGTTAAATTTTTGTTAGATTCCCGTAAATTTAAAAGTAGCAGCTCAAGTTTTGCTTGATTTTCTGCCTCACGAGTAATTGCTGTTGCAGCTTCAAGCTGTAGATCTAGCTGCTCTAGTTGTGATGTAAGATCGTCAGCCTTTTGCTTATCAAAGCTGTCAAGCTTAAATGCGTTCTCAAGAAGCGCACGATCTTTTTCAAGGCCCAAGTTTTTAAGTTCAGCAATTTTTTGCTCTTGCGGCACTTTAGACGCCCTAATTACAGCCTCTTTTTCCGCAAATGCAATTAGTCGTGCTTCGTTCTCTAAAGCAATAACTTGGCGATTGTCGCCTTGAAGCTTTGCAGTATTAATTTGCTGATCTAATTGCAGCAGTTGTTCAAGCTTGGCTCGTTCAGCGTCGAGACCAGCCAAGCGCCTTGCTAACCGTTCTGCGTCTTTTGCCGCTTTATCCGATCCCTTGTCTCCAGCCTTAAGCAGCTCCAACCCTTTCGGCTCGATGGCAGCTCCTTCTGGGATTACAGCGGGAAAATCTTTCTGAAGCTGTGTAATTACTCCAGAGGTTACAGCTTTTTTGCCTATAACCTTACCCGTTCTTCTTGACCTTCTAACTCCTCTTAATTCGTCCGAACGTTGCAGTATCTGCGCTCTTTGCTCGGGGGACTCGGCCTCCCTTAACATCTGGTCAAGTTGGCTTCTAGCGTTTATATTTCCGATTGCGCTATTAATTAACTTAAGCAAAGGCGTAAGCGCACTCGCCATAAAAGCTTGAATACGAATCAGCAAGGTTCCAAACAGCTTGCCCATCTTGCTGGCTTCAGTGCCAAGGTCTTTAAGAGCCTTTAAACCACTACCGCCAACTTGTTTTGCCATCTCCTGCGTCATTAACGCAGCCGCTTCCGTAACCTTCCCTTCTTCAATTAGCTTCTCAATGCGAAACTGCATTGAGTCAGAACTAAACAAACTTTTTTCAGCCATAAAGTCAGCGGCACCACCAACGCTTGTAAATGCTTTGCCAGCATTAATAACGCTTGCCACCATTTGGTCGATTTGCTGGCCAAGGGCACTAAGTGCAATCTGCGCTCCAAAAGATCCGGTCAAGCCACCTGCAGCGCCACCAAGCACAGAACCTGGGCCACCACCGAATAACAGCGGGAAACCAGCGCCAAGACCAACCTGTTCAAGCCTTTTAGTCCTGCGCCCTCTCCTTAGAGCTGCGGGAGACCCTGGAATGTTTGCCGCTCCACCAATCGGAGAGGATTGGCCTGTCAGCCCTCCAGCGGCTTGTTGAGAACGTACCCTTATTAGCTTGGCTGTATCTTGTAATGTTTCTAGAGCTATATTCCAACTTCGCTTTACTTTGCCGTCCCTTGATTTTAAAACTCCAGCCGTTTCTTGCAACTGACCTAACGCCTTAGCCCAAGTTGCTTCAACCTTTAAGGCTCTTAAATTTGTCTTTTTGGCGGCTTGAACGGCTATCGGTGAACCGGACATTGTGATACTTCCCTTCACAGGAAGTGCCGCACCACCGGTTGGGAAGCTTGGGCCAAAAGGAGTTCTAGACGCAGTCGCACCAGCAAGAAATCCTGGCGATCCAGGGAAGCTAAGTCCGCCTCCAATTGGACTTGCAATTTGCCTGCCAGAAGCAGCAATTTGGGCAGGGGAACCCATCATCGTGGCCGTTCCACGAATAGGGCTCGATGGGAAGTTTTTTCGTTGCTCTTTTAATATCCGAAGCTTTGCCTGCTCTAGCTCGATAGTTTTTCGCAATAAATTAAATTCTTTATCCGCACTAGCAAAACGTCTTGCAGATTGCTCAGTTGTTGCCTTACTTAATTGTTTTCTTAGTTTCTCAACGTTGAGGCCCTTAGCTTCCATTTCATTAATTTTATTTAAAAGCCTTGCTCTTTTATCTTGTGCTTTTACACGAGCATTGATGTCATTAGCAAGCTGACGGCCTTGAGGCTTCGTCCCATCAAAACCTTTTGC